GTCACTTTTTTACATGCACAGAATTTACATTTGGGAAATCAATACACAACATAAGCGAGGTGAATAATGGGTTCACATAAAAAACCACAGGCTTTGCGTGAAATTCAAGGCACTGCAAATAGAAATAAGCATAGGGACAATCCTGATCAGCCAGAAGTCAAGCGAGGAATCGGGCCTGCGCCTAAGCACTTTACTGAGATGCAGATAGAAGTATGGGATTATCTAGTTAGTGTTATGTTTGCTGGTGTTCTTGCTGAGAGCGACCGCCCAACTATGGAGATGATGAGTATATTATTCTATCGTTTCCGTCATGGTGACTACGAAGAGAATTCTGTATGTCCTGCGCTGAATGGCGTTGAGTTATCGCGACTGGATTCCTTGATGGGTAGATATGGAATGACACCGAGCGACCGAACAAAGATTGTTGTCCCTAAGCAAGAAAAAACAAACCCATTTGCGGAGATGTAGGTGCAAGACTACTCACTAACAGCAGACAATTACGCCTATGATGTTATTAGTGGGCAGGTTCTAGCATCCAAATGGATCAAGCTAGCGGCTCAGCGTCACCTTGACGACAAGAAAGCACAGCAGAACGGCGACTATCCATACGTTTACAGTGAGGAAAAGGCGCATAGAGCCTGTAAATTCATCGAAGCTCAGTACCATACGAAGGGCAAATGGGCTCAAAAGAAGAAGAACTTACTGCTAGAGCCATGGCAGATATTCTTTGTTTGCAATGTTTTTGGTTGGCTGAAGGCTGACAGAGGTATCCGCAGATACAGAGAGGTGCTTTTACTTGTTCCGCGAAAGAACGGAAAGAGTGCTTTAGCTGCTGCTATCGGTTTATACATGCTTGCTGCTGATGATGAGTATGGTGCTGAGGTTTACACTGGTGCAACTTCTGAGAAGCAAGCCAAGGAAGTATTTACACCGGCGCAAATCATGGCACGGATGAATCCTGCTATGACTGATCACTTTGGTATTGATGTTAATGCCTCTAATATCTGCATAACTCAAAACGGCTCAAAGATGGAGCCTATCATCGGAAACCCTCCTGACGGTTCTAGCCCATCTTGCGCCATTGTTGATGAGGTTCACGAGCATAAAGACTCACGACTGATTGACACAATGATCACAGGTATGGGTGCTCGCGAACAGCCAATGATGCTGTATATCACAACTGCTGGCGACAATATCAGCGGGCCTTGCTATCAATTGCAGCTTGAAGCGCAGAAATGTCTTGAAGGGGTAATGGAGAATAACGAATTATTCTCATTGATTTACGGCATTGACCAGGGAGATGACTGGGCAGATTTAGAAACCCTAAAGAAAGCTAACCCTAACTATGGCGTATCTGTCTCTGATGACTTCTTGCAGTCGCGATTACAGGACGCTAAGAACAACGCACGAAAGCAATCTACTTTTTTAACCAAGCATTTGAATGTGTGGGTAGGTTCGCGGGATGCTTTTTACAACGTGGACAAGTGGAGGCAGTGCGCAGATAAAATAAAGCTAGCTGATTACTTCGGTCAGCCGATTTATATAGGCATGGACTTGGCGAGCCGCGTAGATATTGCAGCAATTGAAATTCTTATACCTGATGGCGATGATTATATTAGGTTTGGTAAATATTACCTGCCTGAGTCGGCGGTAGAGTCAGGCAATGAAATGTACACAGCCTGGATGCGTGAAGGATGGCTTACGGTAACTGATGGTGAGATTATAGACTTCAATGTTATCAAGGAGGATATTTTAGAGCTTTGTTCTCAGTTTGAAGTCAGAGAATTGGCCTATGATCCGTTTCAGGCTACCATGCTGATAACAGAATTAATGGCTGAAGGCGTTCCAGTTGTTGAAATGCGTCCTACTGTGTTAAACTTCTCGGAACCTATGAAGTCATTAGACGCTTTAATTAGGGCGAAGAAAATAAAACATAACTCTGACCCTGTTCAAGAGTGGATGATTTCAAACGTAGTTGCAAAGGAAGACGCTAAAGAAAATGTTTACCCTCGCAAAGAACGTGCAGAAAATAAAATTGATGGAGTTATTGCCTTGTTAATGGCTTTAGGTAGATGTCAGCACGAGCAAGAAGCTGCAATTGATTTTGATAACCTTTTATCGGTGACTTTGTAATATGGCTTGGTGGAATTTCGGATTTAGTAACGGTGGCGACACTGTAAAGACTGGCATTCAGAATCCTTTGCCAAATACGCCAACGGTGGTCAAAGATTTTGATGTAGCTATGACTCAATCGGCGTTCTGGGCTTCGGTTAGGCTGTTAACTGAAACCGTGGCAGCTATGCCTTTGGTTTGCTATGAGAGCGATGCTGCAACAACGGTTAAAAAGCCTATTGCTGATTACGACTTGTGGAAACTTTTAAACTACCAACCCAACCGATATCAAACTCGAATTGAATTTTTTGAATCAATGATGCTAAATTTAGTCACTTGGGGTAATGCCTACATGACTATTGAGCGCCTTGGTTCTCGCATTGTCTCTATTATGGTTTTGCCATCTTCTCAGACTGAGGCGGTATTACTTCCCGATGGTTCGGTGGCATATCAGTACACAGATGCTAATAGTAATATAAAGGTTTATGCTGAAAGCTCAATCTGGCACGTTAAAATCTTTGGTAATGGTATTGTTGGTCTTTCCCCTCTTGGCTACGCTGGCAATACATTAGGATTAAGTAAAAACCTAAGTGATAGGCAGAGCAAACTAGCTGCCAACGGTGGGAAAACAAACGGAATCTTAACTGTTGATCAAGCCTTAAAGAAAGAACAAAAAGAAGCTGTTAGGGAGTCATTCGCAGGATTGCAGGAAGGTAATAACGATCAGTTATTCGTTCTGGAGGCTGGTTTTAACTACCAGCAAGCTAGCCTAAGCCCGACCGATCAGCAATTATTAGAAAGCCGCCGATTCTCGATTGAAGATATTGCGCGTTTTATGGGTGTGCCATCCGTACTGATTAACGATCAAACCGCCTCAACTTGGGGTAGCGGTATCGCTGAGATTAATATGGGCTTTTATAAACTTAATCTAAAGCCATACTTAGAGCGCATCGAATCCAGCATTAAACGCCATCTCATGCCGCGAGAAGACTGGGAAACTATCGACATAGAATTTAGTTTTGATAGCTTGCTACGTGCTGACGCTGCAACAAGAGCAGAAACGGCAAGCAAGCAAATTAACTCCGCTCAAAAGGCACCGAATGAAGTCAGAGCGAGCGAAGGCTTACCGCCTCTTGCTGGTGGTGATACAATTTACTTGAATAGCACATTGGTTCCTGCTGGAACACAACAACGACAAATACAGGCGGATGCTAATAATGGAGCATAAAGAATTAAGTTTAGCTCAGTGTGAGGTAAAAATGGGTGCTGAGGGTTCGCTAAAGTTTAGCGGCTATGCCTCGGTTTTTGATGGCCTAGACTCATACGGCGACACAATCAAAGCAGGCGCTTACAGCAACACAATAGAGGGCCGCGATCGTCCTGTTCAGTTGCGCTGGAATCATTACGGGCCTGTAATTGGTAAGTTTACTGAAATTTACGAAGATGAAAAAGGCCTGTTTGTATCTGGCGAGCTAACTAAAGGCCACTCTGTTGCTGAAGATACCGCTGCATTATTGCGTCATGGTGCAATTAGCGGGATGTCTATTGGTTACGCTGTTCGGGATTCAGAGCAAGATGGTGTAGTTCGAGTGCTGAAAGACATTGAATTATTTGAAATTTCAATCGTTGAAACTCCGGCAGACAATAACGCGCACATCACAACAGTAAAAAGCGCCACAAAATTAAAAGACGTTGAGCATATCCTACGTCAAAAAGGTTTTTCACAAAAAGAAGCTACAGAGATTGTGGCAGCAGTGAAGAAAATTCACGGAGAGCGTGAAGAAGAAAAGGCGAAAGCCACAGAAGTTGAAACAATTAAAAACTTTATTAAGGAGACATACTAATGTCTGATTTAGAACTAAAAGCCGCTCTCTCAGAGATGCACGAAAAAATCGAAGCAAAAATGCAAGCTGTTACTGAGAAATCAGAAACAAAAGGCGCTGAATATAAAGCGGCCATTGCTGAGTTAGACACTTCAATCAAGTCATTAAATGATCAGATTGTAGAACTGGCTCAAAAGCACTCAGTAGCACCGGAAGCAATCGAAGCGAAAAGCTTTGGTTCTCAGGTTTTAGAATCTGCTGGTATCAAATCTTTCATTGATGGCGAAACAAACAAGGGTCGCACAGAAGTTAAGAACACTATTGTTAACTCTGGCAATGCTTCCTCTGTTCACGATCAACTATCAGGCGTTGTTCCTGGTGCCTTCCGCCAGCTGACTGTAATGCCTACTGTTATGCAGGGATCAGCAGCTTCAAACATTATCTACTACTCTAAAGAGCTATTGTGGACTAATGCAGCGGCAATCACTGCTGAAGGTGATGCTAAGCCAGAATCGACACTGACTTTTGAAGAAGTTAATACTCCGGTTAAGACGATTCCAACTTACTTGCGCGTTTCTAAGCAAGCACTAGCAGATTCTACCTTCTTAGCATCTTACATTGAGCGCCGCTTGCGTCACGGTGTTAATAACTCAGTTGAAAACTACGTTATTAACGACACTACTGATGGCTGGTTAGCTGTTGCAAACAACACAGTAACAAGTCCTTTGCTTACTGTTGATGTGTATGGTCTTGCTAACAAGATGAAAATGGAAGTTATCGGAGCAGATTACGAGCCAAGCTACTTCTACATGAACCCTGCTGACTGGGGCGTAGCTGAAACTACTCGCCGCGCTGCTGGTGATAATGCGTTCGTTGCGGCCTCTGGTGCTGTTAGCTACGTTAACAACGGTTTAACTCCGCTGCTATGGGGCTTGCCAGTTGTACTTTCAAACAACGTGCCAGCGGGTACAATGATTTGTAAGTCAATGGATGCTGACATGTACGCTAACCGCGAAAGCACTATCGTTGAAATGTTCGAGCAAGACAGCGACAACGTGACCAAAAACTTGGTTACTGTTCGTGCTGAAACTCGCGGTGCTGAGTTGGTATTCACTCCTGCTGCGATTCGCACAGGCGATATTACCGCTATCACTGCTTAGTAGTAAAACAGGGCGGCTTACATAGCGCCCTAACTTTTGGAGTTTAAGAATGTATATTGCTACACAAGATTTTAGAGCTTACATGGTTGGTGAAGTGAAAAAAGGTGAGGTTACGCTGTATAATAAGGCGTGGTTAGATGGCGGATTGATTGAAGAGGTCGTTTCAAAACCTGAACCTAAGAAAGAAATTGAAACAAAGCCTAATAAGCAGAAGAAGAAAACTAAATAATGAAAACGATTGTTTTAGTAGCACCAACGGTTGAGCCGGTAACACTAGAAGAAGCAAAAGAGCAGCTTAGAATTGAACCTGCCTTTACTGAAGATGATAGTTACATATCGGCATTAATTAGCGCAGCTCGCGACCGGTGCGAAAGCTACTGCAATCAATATTTTACAGAGCAAGATATTAAAATATTATACTCTGGATCAATACCAACGGTTATTTCACTACCTTATCCCGGATTAACTGTTACATCGGTAGTTTATACCGACAGCGACAACGCACAGCAAACAGTAAATCCAGCTAGCTATATTGTAGACGCTGAAAATCAAACGATAACATTTACTGAAACCTATCAATCTTTGAATTATCAGGTTTTAGCAACAACTAGCGCCCCTGTTCAGATTGTCGGTGTTCAGCACGCAATTAAAATCATTTTGACCGACCTGTACGAGCTAAGAACTGAAACGGCGGTAGGTGTATCGCTTGCTGAAAATCCAGCGCTAAAAGCATTGCTGTATCCATATCGGGAGTGCCTGGGAATATGACATACAGAGCGGGTGAGCTTGATCAAAGAATTACTTTTCAAGAGCGCCAAGCTGTTTCTGACGGCATGGGTGGCTCTACTGATACTTGGGTTAATATTTCGACACTTTCTTCGGTATGGGCTCATGCGCGCACGAAAGGCGGTAGAGAAGTTACGCAATACGACAGAGTAAATGCTGAAGCTGGCTATTTATTTGTCATTAGAAACCGCCCTGATATTTTGGAAAGCTATCGCATCTTGTGGGATGGTGAGCCATTTAATATTGTTACTGCCAAGAAGCCAAAGGGTAGAGCTTTATACCTTGAAATTGACGCAGAACGCGGAGTTCCGCAGTAATGGCAGCATCTGAGGTTGCGGTGTTTGGTCTGGATGATATTAAAAAGGTCTTAGAGGAGCTTGCACCTAGACACGCAGCCAATTTATCACGCGCAATGGTTCACGGGATGGCCTCAGAGACAACAAAAGAGGCTAAAAAGCGCGTGCCAAAGGATACTGGAAGGCTAAGAAAGGCAATTAAGGCAAAACGAAGACGGGGCAAACCTGGGCAACCTGTTTCTGATGTTATTGTAGAATCGGGCAAAAATGCGAAAAATGACGGTTTTTATTGGCGGTTTGTTGAGTTTGGGACTGGTGGCCCAGTACCGCAGCCTGAGCAACCGTTTTTAAGACCTGCAAAAGATATGATACAATCAAATATACCAAAAATTGCTGAAGAACAGTTCATAAAAAAACTAGGCGCAGCAGTTAAACGCGAACAAAAGAAGCTAGCTAAGAATGTCTAATTTTGAAACAGTGGTTCAAACAGCTATTTACGACAAGCTAGTTAACAATGCGCCGCTAATGGCGGTTATCAAAGCTGTTTATGATAACGTGCCGCAGGCTGTAAGCTCTGGCGATGAAACAAACTTCCCTTATGTGTCAATAGGTGAGGATTCTCACACAACTATAGACACTGATTTAGAGCTTATGAATCAGGTTAGTATTACTATTCATACATGGTCTAGATTTAGCGGAAGAAGCGAGACAAAACAAATACAGGGCTTGATTTATGATACTCTACACAGGGCGAATTTATCAGAGCCAAATTACAAATTTATAAATATTGCTCAAGTGGGTTCAGAATCTTTTTTAGATTCGGACGGATTTACTAGGCATGGCGTACAAACTTTTAATTTATTGATTGAGGAATTATAAATGGCTGGTGGAGCTTCACGCGATCTACTGATCGAAAAAAACAACACTGCAATTGCTGGTGTTAACTCAAAGTCTATTGCTATTGCAAAAGAGCCTATCGACATTACCACGGACGAGGATAACGGCTATCGAACGCTGCTATCTGAAGCTGGAACAAAGTCTCTAGATATTTCTTTTTCTGGCGTAACTAAAGATACATTATTGCGCTCTTTAATTATGACTGAGCAAAGTATGCTACTCACCGACATTACTATTCAATACCCAAAGTACGGCGCTCAAGCTGCTGGTGATACTATCTCAGGTGATTTCTATTTCAATGGATTCACTGAAAATGGCGGAGGCTCTGATGGCGCGGTAGAGTTTGACGGCACACTACAAAGCTCTGGCGAGTGGACTTACACGGCGGGCGTTTAATGGGTATCTTTCAGGATATTACGCTTACTTTTGGTGGTGATGATTTCACCATCAAAGGCAATCAGGTGATGAAGTTAATCGCTCAGGTTGAGGACGTTATTTCCTTGCAGGAATTAACTACCCAACCAAAGCTATCGAAACTAGCTGAAGCTTACGCGCTTGCAATTAATTACGCGGGCGGGAAGGTGATGATTGATGAGGTTTATGCGTCATTATTTGGTGACGGTGGCTCTGATAATGTTCAGAATTCTATCACCACTTTAATTATGATGATGCTCCCGCCTGAAACTTACCAGCCTGACGAAGAAAAACAGGGAAAGTAAGCGGCGCAGGTCTAGTAAAAAGCTTGTATATGACGGCCATTACAAGCTTTGGACTTACGCCAAGTGAGTTTTGGTCTTTGCACCCTCAAGAGTTTTGGTGGATTGTCGAGTCTAAAGCTCCGCATCTTTTTGAAGAGCCGCAACGAAAACGCCTTTTAAGGCTACTTGAAGAAGGTTTTTAAATGGCTGAGTCTGATATTTTTGTGCGATTTGGGGCAGATATTGACCCATTAAAACGCGGCACAAAAGAAGCTACAACCACGCTAGATAAGTTTGGCGCGCAAGCAAAAAAAACAACTGGCGCAATGGCTAAAATGGCGGCGGCTTCTGCTGTTGCTGGAGCTGCTATTGGCGTCAAGTTTGTCAAAGATTCATTGGGCGCAATAGATGCCCAAGCTAAGCTAGCCAAACAACTTGGAACCTCTAGCGCTTCAATG